CGCCGATCTGGTACTCCTGGCCGGCGAGGATCTTCGCTTCGGCGGCGAGGTAGGCATCCAGGCGGGCCTGGAGCTGGGTGCGGGTGAGGCTCACGCTGGCAATCTGGTGGTGGGGTGGAGGGGCGCGGCTTACTTGCGGCGGCCCAGGATGTCCTGGGCGGCACGCTCGAACTCGGCGGCGAAACGGGCACGGACGACAGCCGACACGACGCCGTCGAAGTCGAGGCGCTGGCGGTAGCTCGGCGCGCCCTTTGTGAAGATGAACAGCGGGCGCAGGCGCTTGCCTTCGCGCCGGTAGATGCCAGCCTGCGCACCTGGGCGGGCGCGGCGCTTGGCGCCGAATCCGACCGACGGCGCACCGACGAACAGCGAGTTCTGGAGCTTCTTGCCCCGCTGGCCCTTGACGCCCTTCAAGGCGTTGAGCACCTGGTTGACGGTGGCGCGGCTGACGTTGCCGGCGGCGTCGAGCTTGGCGGCGGCGCCGGGGATGGCGTACTCGCCGCGCTTCATGGCGCCGCTGTAGCGCAGGGCACGCTCGAAGCGCTTCTCGCCGCGCTGGCCACCGTCGACACCGGGCAGCAGGTAGGACTCTGGCCGGGTCGCACCCGAGCCGGCGATGTCTTTCACCGCCACGGACGCCAGCAGGTTGTCCTTGGTGGCCGGCACCACGCGGGTGCTGTTGAGCGTGTAGCGAGTCGGCCCCTTGAACACCTGCGGCATCACGCGCTTCACCTCGGCCTGGCCAGCCACGGCACAGCGCGTGAGCGCAGCGGCGGCGGCGTAGGGGATGACACGCGCAGGCACGCTCCGGGCCTCTGCGATCACATCGGCGATGGAGCCTGATCGGGTGAGGTTGAGCATGGGCGCAGTCAAGAAAAAGCCCCCGGGGATGTGATCCACGGGGGCCAACTTTGGGGGATTTCAGGAGACAGATTCAGCCGGTCGCAACTTCAGGACTAGCTGATTCAGGGGTGATTTTGCGCGTTTGTGTCTCAGGCCTCAACCGGTTTGATGCCTCAGTCTGTGAGACAGTTTTCAGCAGCTGAGGCCTGCTTTTGCGCTTCGATGACGGCATGCCGGGCAGCGCTGACGCGCTTGGCAAACTCGTTGACGTAGCGATACCAGGAGGCGCGCGAGATGCCCAGCGCCTCGGCAGCGGCCTTGATGTTGCGGACCCGGTAGCGGTAGTGCAGCTCGAAGGCACGGCGGCGCTCGTCCAGCGGCTGGGCGGTGATGGCCATGTTCAGCGCCCAGAGGTCGGCGGACAGTTCAGCGTCTGGCCCGCCTGGCTGAGTGGCCCGGGTCTTGGTCGACAGCTTGGCCAGGATGCCAGCGCCGAGCGGAGGCGGCGCATAGAACTTGCGGGTGATGACCCAGTGCGCCCAGCGCTCGCACAGCTCGTGCTCGGGGTTGGTGTTGGTGTTTGCAGCAGCGGTGCGGGTAGTGGTCACAGGCGGGTACCTCGGTTGAGCATGCCGACGCGGCGGGCGGCGGGCTTGTGGTGCATGGGCAGCGGCTTGGCGGGCAGGCGCGCCGCAGGGGCCTGGATGGAGACAGGAGCAGTCGGCGGCGGTGGCGCATCGGCCAGGACTGGCGCGGGGGTCTGCTGGCCGGCGTCTTGGTCCGGCTCTGGATCTGGGGGCGGCAGGGCCGCAGCCTCGGCGACAGCGAACAGGTCAGGCGTGCCGGCGGCGGGGATCATCACGGCACGGCGGCTGCGCCACTCGGCGGCGCTCCACTTGTGGAGGCCGAGGTAGTAGGCGACGGCCAGGTTTCCGACGGCGCAGTCGAGCGGCTCGTTGCGCACGCCGTTGGCGCGCTTCTTCCACGACCGGACGGCTACGCCCTTGACCCACTGCGTTTCGGCGACTTCGGACAGCAGGCCCTCGAAGTAGTCCTCATCGAGGGCGCTTGACCAGTGCGGCGCGCCGTCGCCCTGGGTGAGGCGCAGGCGGTTGAAGAGGTAGTCCTTGGCGGTGTCGGTGCCGAGCATCCACAGGCGGACGCCACCTTCCACGCGCTGACCTTCCCAGTTGATGTCCTGGCTGGTGGGCTTGCTGGCGATGATGGGCCGGCCACGCACGCTGTGGCCCTTGGTGGCGATGCAGCCGCGGTGGGCGCGCTGGGCAGCGTAGTTGTAGACGTCCTGTGTGTTGGCGCCGCCGGTGTCGATGCCGTAGGCGCTGACCCGGAACATGCGGCCGGAGGCATGCGCGAACGGGGTGCGGACCAGGTCGTCGAGCTGGCGCCAGACGCTGGTCGGCGACTCGGGCGACTCGGTGGGCGAGCCCCAGAGGGGGAGGTGGTCGAGCGTCCAGTGTTCCATGCCTGGGCCCCAGGCTTCGATGGTGACTTCCAGCCGGTTCGGCTGGGTGTCAGCGAAAGCGGTCAGCACGAGGGCGCGGTCGGGCATGACGCGCGCCGGCAGCGCCTCGGCCTGGGCGCGCTGGTGCAGCTCCTGCACGCTGCCGGCCTCTTCGGTGTCGTCGTAGCAGAGGGCCAAACGGGTGTTGAAGAAGGCGCGGATCTTGGTGCTGTCGCCCTTCTCCTTGGCATCGATGGCGGCTCGGTGCAGCCGCACCAGGTCGAGCCAGCTTGTCCAGCCGAGCGGGGCGTAGAGCTGCGAGATGGTGAAGGACTCGGTGCCGTCTTCGCTGTCGGCCATAGCCACCCAGTCGTGGGCAGCGAGCATGGCGGTCTTGTGGTGTTCGTCGATCTCGGCGCCGCAGTCCGGGCAGACCATCCAGGCGCGAGACATGGCCTCGTCGTGGCGCATGTTGTCCCACAGCAGCGTGTGCATGTGGCCGCAATGTGGGCAAGGGACGTGGCAATACTGCTGGTTTCCGCGCAAGAAGAGTTCGTTGATCTTGGAGAAGGCGGCGGGTTTCTTGGGGCTGCTGCAGTAGTAGATTTTGGCGTTGCGGCCGAAGGTGGAAGCGCGGTTTTCCAGCACCTCGATCGGGTCGCCCTGGCCCTGGATGTTGGCCTCCCAGTCGTCGATTTCATCCCCAGCCAAATACCGCGCAGGGATTTCGGCCAGGTTGGCGGCGCTGCCGGCGGTGGCGATGTAGAGGGTGCCGCCGCGGAAAGTCTTGGTGGTGTTGGTGTTCTTGCCTTCGCGGCTGCGGGGCTTGGCGAAGCGGCCGGCGACACGGGGCGTGGCCTTGATGGTGTTGTCGATCCGCAAGGCCAGCCGCTCGGCAAGGAAGCCGTTCGGCATGAGCACGAGGGCATTGCTGGGCGCCTGGTCGGCCACGGCCATGATGAAGTTCATCAGCGCCTGGGTCTTCATGAGCTGTGAGGCGATCATGGCCACCACTCGGCGCGTCGGGCTGGCAGGGCTGAGCGCCCGCATCACGGCCCCGGCGTAGGGCGTGCGGGCGAGATCGTACTTGCCGCCTTCGGCGTTTCCTTCGGCTGGGATGTAGGCGTGCGCCTGGGCCCTGGCGGTAGGCGGCGGCGCCGTCAGCGAACGGCATCGGTGGTGGCCTCCAGAAGTGCGGCGCGCATGGCGTCGGCCAGGCGGCGCTCCAGCTCCCACGGGTCGGTGATCGGGGCGAGGAGCGGGGCCACTTTGGTGACGGCGCGCAGGACGGCATCACGGGTAGCGCGGGCCGCGGTGAAGGACTCGCGCTTGACGTCCTCAAGCAGGACGAGGGAGCCCTCGGCGTTGAGGCGGTTGATGCGCTCTTGGGCGGCTTGTTCGCGCTCCTTCAGCGAGCGGGCGATGAGCAGGTTCTGCTTGTGGTCGGGGCCGTAGAGCGCGTCGACCTGGGCGGTGGTGAGGTCGTCGGACAGGGCGGCCACTTCGACGACGGCGGCGGCCTTCGCTTCGGCCGGCGCGGCGAACTGGGCGCGCACGGCGGTGGCCAGGACGTTGCCGGGGTCGCGGGTGGCCTCGATCTGGGCGCGGACGGAATCGGGGGACCAGGTTCCGTCTGGCTCGGAGGTGATGCGTCCGGCTGACTTTAGCTTCGAGAAATAGGCGGGGGAGAAACCGAGCACGGCGGCGCAGTGCGCTTGCGAGCCGGGGGGCGGCGGGCGCTTTACTTTCTCCGATTTACCTGATTCACCCTGAATATCCATGATTCACCGATTAACCTCTCTTGAATTTCCTCCCAGCGG